GTAAAACAACTGAAAAGCAGATACATATTTGGACATCTTGAGCTGCCGCATTTTTACATGAATGCCATGGTACAGATGCCCGATCACGGCCAGTTGCAGACTGGACACTTTCAGCATCAGGAATTGGTATTTACTGGACACTTTCACAAGCGACAACAAAAAGGCAATGTGGTCTATATAGGCAATGCTTTTCCGCACAATTATGCAGATGCAGGTGATGACGATCGTGGCATGATGATCATGGATTGGGGTGGCAAGCCCGAATATCATTCTTGGCCTGATCAACCCATATATAGAACCTATAAGCTGAGTCAGATCATCGACACTCCGGACAAGTTGCTGCGTGAAAAGATGCATTGTCGTGTAACCATTGACTTGCCTATTACATTTGAAGAAGCAAACTTCATCAAAGAACAGTTCATGCCACAGTATAAACTGCGTGAGCTCATGTTGATTCCAGAAAAGGTAGAAGTAGAAAGTGCTGTTAATCCCATAGACATCACATTCGAATCTGTTGACACCATTGTGATGAATCAGATCAATAACATAGACAGCGACACCTATGACAAAAAACTACTGTTGAACATCTATAACGAACTATGATTAAAATCAATAATCTCACAGTACGCAACTTCATGAGCGTGGGNAATCAAACCCAGGCCATAGATTTCGATCGCGGACAACTNACNTTGGTCTTAGGCGAGAACCTAGACCTTGGCGGTGATGACAGCGGAGCTCGTAACGGCACAGGCAAAACCACTATCATCAACGGTCTCAGCTATGCCATCTACGGACAAGCACTGACCAATATCAAGCGTGACAATCTCATCAACAAGATCAACTGCAAAGGCATGTTGTGTACAGTTACATTTGAAAAAGATGGTGTCAAGTATCATATCGAGCGAGGTCGTAAACCTAATCTGTTGAGATTCAGCATCAACGATCAGGAACAGGAGCTCAGCGACCTTGACGAAAGCCAAGGCGACAGCCGTGAAACACAAAAGGCCATTGAAGAAGTGTTTGGCATGAAACACGAAATGTTCAAGCATCTCATTGCCTTGAACACTTACACAGAACCGTTCTTGAGCATGAAGGCAGCAGAGCAACGTGCTATCATTGAACAACTGTTGGGCATTACCATACTGTCAGAAAAAGCAGAAGCTCTCAAAGATGCAATCAAGATCAGCAAAGACAGTATTGCGACAGAAAACACAAGAATAGAAACTGTCAAAGCTAGCAACGAAAGAATACAACAAAGCATAGAGTCGCTGATACGCAAACAACGCATGTGGGAAGAACAGAAAGAAACTAGTCTGACCAACTTGCTTAAAAGCATAGACAGACTCAGCGATATTGATATTGATCAAGAAATTCTCAATCAGCGATCACTAGCAGATTGGACTGCTAACAAAAAAGAACACGAAAGTCTAGCATCGTTGAGTGCTAAACAAACGTCGGCGTTGGAAAAAGAACAGCGTATTTTAGAAAAGTTGGAACGAGAATTAACTAGTCTAACAGAGCACAAGTGTCATACTTGCGGTCAAGAGTTACACGATTCCAAGCATACAGAAATCATGTCTGCTAAGTCTACGCAGATTCAAGAAAGCCGTGGCGCTATCAACGAGCATCTTGAAGAACTTAGTGTGATCGTCGAAGCAATATCGCTGCTAGGAGAAATTGGAACATGTCCTGCAGTGACTTATGACAATCTAGAACAGGCTCTAAATCATAAAAATACATTAGGTAGCCTAGAACGTGATATTACTATCAAGACTGCGGAAGAAAATCCCTATGACGATCAGATTGTTGAACTCAAAGAAACAGCCGTACAGGAAATAGATTGGAACGGTCTCAACGAGTTGGTTCGTGTCAAAGACCATCAAGAGTTCTTACACAAGTTATTGACTAACAAAGATAGTTTTGTTCGCAAACGAATAATAGATCAGAATCTTGCGTTCTTGAATCAACGATTGACCTACTACTTGGACAAGATTGGATTACCCCACACGGTGGAGTTTCAGAACGACTTGACTGTGATTATCACACAGCTGGGGCAGGATCTAGATTTTGACAATCTAAGCCGTGGTGAACGTAACAGACTGATTCTATCCTTGTCGTGGGCATTCCGCGATGTGTGGGAAAACCTATACACCAGTATCAACTTGCTGTTCATTGACGAACTTGTGGATTCAGGTATGGATGCTAGTGGTGTTGAATCCAGTATTGCTGTGCTGAAACGCATGACTCGTGAGCGTGACAAGAACGTGTTCTTGATTTCACATAGAGATGACTTGACCAGCCGGGTTAATCACGTGCTGAAGGTTATTAAAGAAAATGGATTCACTAGTTACAGCAATGACATAGAGATCGTAGCGTGAGTTCAGACGCACACGATCGCATGATCCATGCCTTTCAAGAATACTTTAAATGGCAGGATCGATTTCATCACAAAAAATCCAACGAAGCAGGCATCAAGGCTAGATCATGGCTATCAGAAATACGCACACAGGCATCGATATTAAGAGTAGAAATACAAGACAAACGAAAGATACAACAAGCATCCAGAAAAGGCATGAGAGGCAAGAAGCTTTAACTAATTAAAGAGTGCAATGGACGTTTCAAAATCAAATAATAGACGAAATACCAGAAGGCTATATTGGCTTTGTTTATATAATCACGAATAAAACCACCGGACAGAAGTACATAGGCAAGAAATTAGCACAATTCAAACGTACTAAACCCCCACTCAAAGGCAAAAAACTCAAAAGAAGAAGTGTAGTAGAAAGCGATTGGCGTGAATACTATGGTTCATCTGATAGGTTGAACGCAGACGTCCAAGCATTAGGTCCGGAAAATTTCACAAGAGAAATCATTTACCTTTGCAAGTCCAAGGCAGAACTATCATATTTAGAAGCTCGAGAGCAGTTTGAACGCAGAGTTTTAGAAACTGATGACTATTATAATGGTATTATAAATGTCAGAGTCGGCGGATCAAACATACTTAGACAGCGTCTACTAGAACAATCTCAGGCAAAATAAAGCGGTTTATTGGCTAGCGCAGGCCCAATTTCGTGCGCTCTAAACCTGGTCTACGTGTACACAGGGATGGAAAACCTTGCCGCAAAGGTGCTTAACCACTACCCGAAAGGATGACGATCGCTACTAAGACCTGCGATTTGGTTATTTGAAAAGAAAAACAAGGCAAAAAGAAGGGAGAAATACCCTACGTGTGTGCATTTGTTAGCGTAAATGTATGCACCGCCGTCGTATAAAGACGCAGCTCGAGGTACCGGATGACCGCCTCTGTAACGCTGTAACGCTAGAGTGTACTGTGCAACTCGCATAATGCTGTTATCTTTGCCCGGCCTGGGCAAAGTGTGACTGAACAATCTGCATAATACTTGAATTGCTTCGCAATTACAATGTAAATCAATAAAAAAGAAGACAATCCGCATTGAGCGACAAGCGAAAATGCAAACGAGCGCAAGCTCGTTTTTAATAAATAAAACACAACAGCGAGTATATCAATGCGATTACATGATTTAGACAAAACAAGTATCAAATACTATCTTAGTGAGGATCTCAAGAAAGATACTTCTCTCAATGAGCATTGGGATCGTATTGACAACGAGTTCTTCAAACCATGGCAACAATATCTCAATGAAGCAACACTAACTCCAGATCAGATCAATCAGATGTTTGCTGCTGCTGAAAAAGAAACATCAGCAGGAGGTGGCAACAGCACCATGTTAGGCAAGATTGTTGATAAAATTATTCCGGATTCTTTTCTAGGCAAGTTAGAAAAAGCACTGCCTGAACCTGATCCAAAAGCTGTGCCTGATCCAGAATTTGAAGCCAAAGCCACAGCCGCTGTGAATAATCTAGAAGCACCAGCTGAAACCAAAACAGGTCTAATGGCCATTGTCAAAGCTGCGTTGAAAAATCCGCAAGCTCAAGCAGTGGTGCTTAGTCTAGTTGGTGGTGTGCTGGGCGGTCTAATGAGCAAGGCCGGACCGTTAATTGCTACTTTCTTTCCTGGAGGTGGCACTGCTGCTGTGGCTATCACTGGTGCTCTTGTTGCAGGCGGTGTTGCTATTGCAGCAGCCAAGCTGCAAGGCAAGCCGTGGAAAGAAGCATTCAAGGGAGCAATAAAACCTGCACTAGCAGGTGCAGCTGGCGCTGTTATTGGTCAATTTGCAGCTGGAATTGCTGGCGCTGCTGTTGACAAGGTAGCAGGAGCATTTAAAGATACTGGCGCACCAC